TGAGGTGGGTCCATGAGGTATTGGGTGTCGGCACAGTCGTTGATAAACCTAGAAAAGGTAGACGCAAAGACGGAACCAAGTATCTGATGCAATACAAATGGCGATGTACATTTAGGGACGCATACTATGTCTGTGTATTGATCTGGCCCTGGGCACATACCAAGATGCCGAAGATACAGCAGATAATAGATTATTATGCTGATAAAAAAATAATGAATGGTAAAGTGGTAAACCTACAACAATATAAGGAAGCGATGGCGCTAGAATAATGTTAAAGTTTTACTTATGGGTTATGGGTTGGTCTGGACAGATAAGTGCTTGGGCATGGCGTAAGCATGTAAAAATATTAAGGAGAAAAAAATGGAACAAAAAATAGAAATACAAATGTTACAGTGGGGACCTTGTGTTGTGAAACTAAAGATACAAGACCATGTAAAAGAACTACTATTAAAAGAAGGTAAGAAGTCTGAAGAGGATTATAGAGATAAATTAGCAGGCATCTTGGACCACGAAACAGGTTATAGCGAGGATGCCAAAAAGAAAATCATACCTCACCTTGCACAATATCTAGGTGTCTATGATCAGGCACACGAAAAATTTAAGGGTAAGAAATACGACAAAAGACCAGAGTATGTGATATCTGCCCTGTGGTGTAACTTTCAAAGGCAGCATGAGTTTAACCCACCACACGATCACGATGGTAGATTATCTTTTGTGATATACCTACAGATACCTGATGAATTAAAAAAAGAACAAAAAGAATATGTTGGTAAAAGCTGTGGACCCGGTGGTATTCAGTTTGTCTATGGTGAGGGAAATAGAGACGCCATAACCTATCAATCACATTTTCCGGAAGAAGGAGATATGTTTATATTTCCTGCGTGGTTAAAACATTGGGTGGCACCATATAAATCAGATGTGGTGCGTATATCTGTTAGTGGTAATGTTCATGACTCAGCACCGCTAAATAATATAGAAAAGGTAGCGCCATTGTATATAGCCGAGAGAGATGAAAATAAAGAAAACGAACAATATCTGAAGG